CATCTGACCGCCTTCGCACTGAGAGCGAATTTCCCAGTCACACAGAATTGCCACGCCTTACCGACAAAAACCTACCTTAGCTTTCATCAACAAGAATCACCCAGCCCGTTCCAACACCATCAATTTCCCAGCGCGGACTAAATTCTGACTGTCTTACTTCTATTTGCTCCCCGCCTGCAGGGCTGGAATGACCGCCTCGCATTAGATCAGGTTTACCTCGTGGATCTTGCATGACCCAGCTTGGGTTATCGCTGTTCTTGCCCTTGTAGCCAGTGATCAAAGACCAATGACCACAGTTGCCGCTGTCGCATTCTGGCTGCTCTCCCTGTGACAAATCACCCTTATGCAACCAGCCAACCAAAACAGGTCTACCCATTTCAATCTCCATCTCAATCATTTCGGCATCGCCGTCAATCCGAAACTCGACATTCAAGCCCAAAGTCTTTAACGTTTCGACTTGCGCTCCAATGACAGTTGAATCGCCAAAACCTTGGCGGACGTAATTGTATTCATCATCTGTTTCAACCTTTCTGTAAAACGCGGCAACCATTGCTGCTGCTGAGCTAAAGCATTCCCTGTGACCTTGCCTAGAGGCGTTATCGAGTTGTGAAAAATACGGTGTGTAGACCTGTTGATCAATGCCTGATGTTTTCCACGCATCAAACCAAGCGGCATCGTCATCAAGTAACCCTTCAGGCAGGGCGTCCTCAAGCTCTTTAATAGCGGCAAGTTGGTGAGGAGTGCCACGAAACCAGTGGAAGAACGGCAGTAACGATAGAGCCACGATTACGAACCAAACCCACATGCGCTATGTCTCTGCAATTTTAAACGCGGTTTTGGTGTCCCTCAAGTCTGGCAACATTTTGCTCCAAGTCAGATATGCGGGCAAACAGCTCTTGGTCCCTTACCCGCAGATCAGCGTGGAGAACATCCATACGGCTCGCTAAATTATCGACAGCACTCGTGAGGCGTACCAGAGAATCCCTTCCATGCTGGTTTTCACGACTGGCACCTTTTAGTCCAGAGGCGGCTACGCCTATTGACGCACCAGCAACAGCAGCCCAGATTTCAACCACCATCCGACAAATAGCGTTGCTTCATCATGGCAGAAGAACAGGCTAAGCAAGAACAAGACAACAATTCACGATTAGGTGATGTCATCAAGGTTGTTTTGCTTGGTTGGGCAATGGCAATTCTGACAGCAAATTACCTTGGCGTCTTCAAACAGTCCCTTGATCCCACCTACCCAGCTTCCATATTGAGTGGAACGGCAGCGTCCTTTGGCTTAGCTGTTGGTGGCAACAAAAAATCCAAAAAAGAAGAGCCTACAATTAAGGAACAGACCCCTACGTCCAAGCCAAAATGAGACGTTTTCTCTTTGTATCGTGCCTAACACTGTTTGCGATAAGTCCTGCGTCAGCGGACATCACGCACAAGATTCAATCCAGTATTTCGCTAACTGTTGATGGAGCAGGATCAGTCGCAACGCGCATCCCGTCTTCGATGGCGGTATCTGGTTCTAACGTCACTTTGGGTACTGTGCCTGCTTTGGGGACATTATCTGCCGGTACTGCTTTGGGCTACACTCCTGGCGAGTTTACTATTACTACTGCTGGTGACAGCTTTTCGTATTCAGAAACATATACGGGAGGAGACAATACGCCAACAGTCTTATCAACAACAGTCACATCAGGAGTAGTTCCTGCATTACCTATCTTCGGCAGTACAACAACAACTTCTGGGGGTGTGGCAGCTACTTTGGCTGGGTCATTAGCGACCGATGGAGCAATATCAATTACTGCTGGCGGAGCCGGTACTACCGCTGTAGGACAAGTAATCCAAGAACTGACAATTAAGTGATGCGTATTCTTTTACTTGCTCTTTATGCAGGCTTTGACCTGTTAGTGACTGCCGCTGCAGTAGCAATTCCAGTTGTCCCAAACTTTCAGCAAGGAGTTCTTAGCAGCACAACAAGAACAACATCAAAGGTTGTTGAAGTCATCAACTCTTACGAGTACAGAACAGGCTACGAGTACACGGTAAGCGGAACCAACATTGCTCCTGCTAATGGTGCAATTGCTCCAGCTAGTCTTACTTCAACAACAAATACGCTCAATGGTGTTTCTAGTCGTTGGACTGGTCTTGACCCTGCTAGCAAACCTATCTGGAACATCGTCAAGCAAAACAAGGCATTCCAATTTTCTGAAACGCTCCAAGGGCCAGGGCTCACAAATCACACACTAATTAATAGGGAAACAGATATTGAATCATTAACCGAAACGACCAGCACCTTTAGCCAATGAAGCGAGTCATTGCAGCCCTTTTGCTTATTGCTGGGCCTGTCAATGCTCAGGTTTCAAGCACTGCCGCCCCAGTCGCAAACAGCTCTGGATCGGTTACGAACCAAGCGGTGCAAGTTGTACCAGCAAGGCAATTTACTAATACCTACGGCTCAGGCATTAGCTGCCAAGGCACAACGCTAAGCATCAACCCTTTCATCAGTTCAACTACAGGTTGGGCGCAGCCGTACGAACGCTATTACAACGAACCTGTTTACGACACTCTTGATCTTGTTGGTGCGTTTGATCCTGAAGGTAATCCCGTCCCAGATGGCAGACCAGATAATCCGGGCAATATTCTTTTCCACAAACCAATGCGGACTGGACAAAAAACTAACCTTTCAATTAACGGTGGTATTACAGCCACAATTTCGATACCGCTGGATCGCCATCACGTCAGGACTTGTCGTAAAGCAGCCGAAAAACAAGTGGCACTCCTAGACGCAACACTTGCAGACAAAAGACTCAACTATGAGATTGCAAGGATTAAAAATTGCGCCAGCCTAATGAAAGATGGGATCATGTTCCATCCCAAAAGCCCTTACAGCAAGATCTGTGCTGATGTCGTCTTAGTTAATCCGCCTGGCGTGTTGCCGTCCCACATCCATTCAATACCTACTTCTTCAGAGACCTCTGAAAACGCCGACGCTGCCAATCAGACTCAATAATAGTTTTCTTCCCTAGCTTCTCTTTAATTTTCTTGATCGTCTTTTTAACAAGAGGCTTGATTGTTTTTAGCAAGACATCGCCTAAAGGCTTGGCTATGACTGCCGCTGATGTCGCAACAACCGCAATCGCTGCAGTCGTGACCACAACAGGCGTACCAGGCAAATGGTTGCCGAGGATCGCTGGTATGTCCAACGGCTTGAACTGGGTTTCGCATTCTCCATTGACACGCTTGTAGCCAGTGACAACAGCAGTCTGAAGCTTATTCTTTGCACCAATAGGTATTGCGTCTGGTGGCGGACATGGCAGCTCTGCCTCTACATTTGGAATGTCAGACGCTGGAGGAACGTCTGGCGAAGGGGACTTAGCCGGTTGCTTGTCAGCCGGTTTTTTCTTGGCACTAGGTGACGGTGCTTTTGCTGCTCCATACGTCAACGTGCCAGGTGTGAAATCCATTGGGTTGTAAGACGGCATCGTGCCATCACACACCACAAAATTGCCCTTTGGGTCGTTGTCATAAGCACTTGGATTGCCAGGCTGTGTGTTCCTGCTTTGAACGCAGCCAGGTATTTCAGCTACTGGAAACCCCAGCATTAACGTAATTGGTGGCTCTTGCGGAAGGCTTTGCGGCGGGATAGTTCTCCAAGCTGGTATTTCTGGGACGCCAATGCGCCCCACACCAATCTCAGGGATTTCAGGCATTACGCCAAACTAGAACGGCGACGTAGGTAGCTCAATTGCTGGACCTGTAGCTGATGGCAATTCAGGCATCACCTCATCGATTTCAACAGGCACTACGTCAGTGACCATCTTGGTCAGCTCAGCCTGAAGCTGCCCCATGTAGTGCTTTGTGATTGATGGGATGCGCGTGTAAAGCGTCACCGTTCCAACAACCATGCCTGCTGACATGACAAATGATGCAACGGATAGAACGTTAAAAATTTTTTGCATGATGAAAGTACAAAAAAATACCCTTCCTTGGTGTGAGTCAAGAAAGGGCGGGTCTCTTCCGATTAAAGGCTAGCTCAGAAGCTGTACTTCACGCCAATTTTGGAACCGACAGAAGGATCTTCGTCTGCAGTGATGAAGCTGAGTTCGCCATAAACGCCAAACTGTTCTGTTGCTTGAACGCTGCCGCCAATCTTGCCGGACAGTTCAAACTCACCGTCTTCTCCTTGTGGTGACACAAAGGCTGGACCGCCCTGAACGTAATAGCTGTAGACGCCTTCGCCGCCCTCAAAGCCAACGTGGACATCAGTTGTTGCGCCTAGGTAGTCGCCGCCTGAATAACCAGCGTTGTTCTCAACGTTGACATAAGGGCCTGCCAAGGCAGCTGAACCAGCGAGAACACCAGAAACAGCTACTGCGAATGCTTTGATCATTTGTAGAAGGGGTTGAGTTTTCTTGAGCCAGATTAGCT